ACGCGGCCTGGATCAGGTAGTTCTGGCTGTAGCCGGCCGTGGCGGGTGCCGAGAGAATGAACGACTGCGCATCCATGAGGATGCCCTGCTTGAGCAGACTGTGTGCCGTGTCCGCCGGCAGCGCGCTGTACGCGGTGCCATCCACATTGGCGAGCTGGTAGATCTGCCCGGGGTTGATGGTCACGCTCATCGATGCGGGTGTGGTGGGCACGCAGCCCAGGCCCGAGACGACGGTGGACGTGCCGAACAGGTCCGCGCACAGCTTTGCCAGCGCGATCATGGTCTGCCGGTTGGTGTTGAGCAGGTCCGTGGTTTGCGGCACCTGGCCGCTGTAGACAATCTGACGATCCAAGACTGTTCTCCAAAAGAAAAAGCCCGGCGGGTTGCCGGGCTGTCGGTGGTGAGGAAAGCGCGTGGGGGTGCGCCTAGGAACTGATGCGCGTCCAGATGATCGAGGCGGCGGGCCGCACCGATTCAATGGCGGCGTAGATGTCGGCATCCGACACGGTATTGCTGCTCATCGAAGGGTCGACGTATTCGCCTTGCGACGGCACGCTGTAGCCAGTGGTGACGATGTTGTAGCCCGCCACGTTCGGGATACCGCTGCCCAGCGGGCGATACGCCTGCACGAACGCCTGGTACGTCAGCGAAACCTGCCCGTACGCGCCGGCCATGCCGTAGCCGCTGTTGGGCGCATCGTAGGCGCCGCAGTCTGCGGGGCGGCTGGGCTCGATGATGGTCGGCGCACGCCCGGTCAGGTCCGTCAGTACGCGGATGATGGCGTTGCGTGTGCCGCGTTCACGGAACAGATTGGCGACGATGTTGGCGCGGAACGATGCGTCGGACTGCCCCGTCTTGCGCCGTATCGACAGGCCGAAGAAATCCGCCGCAATCATGTCGAGCCAGCCGTCGGTGGCGGTCAGGATGCGCGTCTGCTGCTTGGCATAGGCATACAGCTCGTAGACGTAGGCACCGCTATACGCAAGGCCCTGCAGCAACCCGTTGAGAATGGGCGACTGCGCCACATCGCCAAACCAGCGTGGCAGGTACCCGCGGATGCGCGCGAAGATGTCTTGTTGGTCACCGGTTGGCATTACGTCACCGTGATGGAGTTGGCCGTGGTCTTGATGACTTGCAGGCTGGTGGCCGACAAATCGGCTGTGCCGCCGTTAAGCAACGCGCTCGTGACGTTGGTGACCGCAGGCGAGGCGTCATAGGCCACCTGCGCCAGCCGTGAATACGTCAGCGCCGTGCCCAGCGGCAAGCTGTTGATGTAGCTCAGCAACGCTGCCTGCACCTGCGCCGCAATGGCTTGATGCGTATAGCCCGGTGCGGTGGCGATGCTCATGGAGACCGTCGCGTTGACGACGACCGGCCCGTACACATAGAACGTGCTGGTCACCGGTCGCACGGCATCCACCGCATTGCTCACGCTGGCAAGCAGCGTTGACGTGGGCGCACCGGTACCGTCATCCACGATCACGATGAACGTGCCGTTCTGCGGCAAGCCTGCGTAAGTCTGGTTCTCCAGGATCACGTATGTCAGCCCTTGCTTGACGCCTGCGATGGCGGAGCCGATGGCCGTCTTGGTGGCCTTCGACAAGCTCGCAACGTAGGCGATGAAGCGCGAGCGGAACGCCGTGTCAGGCTCGGCATCTGCGCCGTTCACGAACGTCGCTGCGTTGGTGACGGTATCCACACCGGAGATTGCACCGACGATGGTGGATACCGCACCCGCCACCGCGTTGCCCGCTCCACCGGGTGTCACGGCTTGCACCGGCACGGTCACGCTGGCTGTGCCGGCGGCAATGACATAGCCGCCGAGCGTGGCGCTGTAGGCAGGGTTGGTCGTGTCGACCACCACGTTGAACTGCTGCGTGCCGTCGCTCGTCTGCACCACCGCCGTGAGCGGCACCAGTACCTGCTGCGTGACCGTGAAGCGCGAGAACGTCACGCTACCTGTAGCCGGCACCGCAGCGAGTCGACTGAGGCCAAAGTCGGCCATCCACGTATCGAGATCGCCTCCGCTTGAAGTGGAGGCGCGCGTAATCGCCAGCAGCTGCAGGATCAACCCTTGCAGCCACACCGTGACCGCCGCGTTGGCTTCAACAACCGCGCGCAGCACCGACCCGACCGTCAGATCGACCAGCACCTTGGCATAGCCCTGGATGGCTGCCACCTGGTTGCGCACGAGCGTCACCCAGTCTTGCGTCTGAATGGACATATGGATCATTTGCTCACATTGAATTGAAGGGACACCGGCTCGCGCGTGATCGCGCTGCTGTACAAGATGCGTACGCTCACGCCGCCGGTGATGGCCGCCACGTCCACCTGCGGCTCGGGGCTTTGCGCAACGCCCGCCTCCTGCAGGATCTGCGAGCGAATCAGCCCGCGCAGTGCCGGCACATCAAGCGTCTCGCCGATCTTCTGCGGCAGGCCTGCGCCGTAGTCGGTGTGGAAGATGTAATCGCCCGGGTTGGTGACGAGGCGCCGCACGATGCGCTGTTGCGTGCGCAGGTCCGCGCTGGCAAGACCGAGATCGCCGGTGGGCGACACCGTGATGTCGCCGCCCACCCAGTGGTTCACGTCGTTCAGCAGTTGCTGCGTCATGCCACGCTCCCTGTGTTGCTGGACCCAGACTGCACGCCGGTGTGGCGGTGCGTGTCGTCGATGCGGTGACCGTTGGCCGACACCTGCCCGCTGAACTGCGTGTTGCCACTGATGCTCATCGAGTTGCCCGTGCCGTTGTTGCCCGACACCGCCATCCCCGCTTGACCGGTGATGGTTTGCGTGACCACCAGCGTGCCGTCGATCTGCACCGGCCCCGTGTGATTCCACTGCGTGGCCTGGCTGGTGAGCGTGCCCGCGCTGATGAGTGTGACCGTGCCGTCGTTGTGGAACTGCAGCTTGGAGCCCGAGGCATGCGTCAGGAAGAACTCGCCCGACTGCGCGCCAGTGGGCCGCGCCTGATCACTGAACAGGCGCGCGCAGATGACGCCGTTCTCGATGTCGCCGCCGAGGAATTGCACCTTCACTTGATCGCCCGGGCTGACCGGCGCATCGATGCCCCAGCCATTGCCGACCCAGGCAGTGGCAACAGGCATCCAGCCGGTCAGCGAGCGCTCCGGGTCGGCGGTGTCTTCAGGTTGCAGGCGTACACGCGCAGAGGCCGTGCCAGGGTCGTAGCTGGTGACGATGCCCATGCGGTTCTCCGCGCGACTGGACTGCGCCATCATCGCGGCGAGCACCATCTGGTTGCGAAGCTGTTGAATCATTGGCTCGTGTCCTTGTTGATGTTCTTGGCCGACACCTCCATCGCGTAGCCCTCGCTCAGGCTCATGCTGCGTGTGATGCTGTCGATCAGGTAGCCCTGGTCGAAGTTCGTGCCGGTGCCGGTCAGGCTGACGATGTCGGTGGGTGTGAGGAGGTGGTCGGCAGGCAAGCGCGCTCGCAGCTTCATTTCGTGCTGCGCGACCTCGTCGAACTTCTGTTTGGCCAAGCGCTTGACGCCGGCTTGGTCGAGTCCGTTACGCTCGACGGTGTGTGTCGGCTTTTGGCCTTTGCCACCCTCAGGCGCATTGCTGTAGCGGGCCGTGAACTTCTTGCCTTGCTTTGCGTTCCAGGAACGCGCTTCCACTGTCACCCCCTTGGCAACTGTCAGATCGCGCGACAACTGCAGGCTCGACACGTTGGCCGCCGGATTGCCGTTCTGGTCGCGCGCCCATCGCAACTCGTAGGGCAACGCAGGCCCTTGCAAGCGAGGCGCGAAGTAGAGCGTCTTGCCACTCACGTAGCAGAGGAAGTCCTCTTCGCGCGCCAACGCGGCAAGCAGGTCCCACTCGGTGCGTTGCGCCGTCAGGCTGACGTTGTCGTGCGCGTAGGACTTGCCGATCAGCCGCTTCGTCTCAGGGCCGATGACTTGCAAGCCGTGTGCCGCGGCCAGCTTTTTCGCAACCTTCGACGCCGTCATATTCTGAAACTGCAGCGTGACCTGCGCGTCGATAAACAGCGCCGTCAGATCCCGGCCGCTCAGCGTCAGTTGTGCGGACACCGGGTCCAACTCGACACTATCCACGCGACCATAGATCAGGCTTTGCAGCGCGGTCTCGTCGTACTGCAGCGGATTCGGCGGAAAGCCTGCAAAGATCTCGACCTCTAGCGCCAGCTGGCTGGAAAACCAGTTCGCATCGCGATCGGGCGGCAAAGCGCTCGCCGCCAGCGTGATCTGGAACGTATCCGCCTGCTCATACGAGTTGCTCAGGACCGACCAGCTCACACACGCGGGCACGCGTTCGCCGCCCACCTTCACGATCGTGCGGGGCTGCCGCACATCGGGTATCACGGGTAGCTTGTTCAGGCTCATAAGAAAAAAGCCCCGCATGGCGGGGCTGTCCGGTTGATGAGAACGGTGCGCTATGCGCTATGGATTCGGCAAACCACCGGCCGTGTCTTTGTGGGGCGGCACGATCAGGGTTTTGACGCCTTGCACCAGCGGGTCCCACAACAGCTCGGGGTTGGCCTTGGCGAGGCTCGTCCACGCCATCGCGTCGTCGTACTCCTTGGCGGCAAGCTTCATCAGGTCACCACCGGCTGTCACCACATGCTTGGCGCTCTTGTAGACCGACGCGATATTCGTCTGCACGCGGCCCGCCACGCGATCGAGCTGAACCAGCACGGGCAAGCTCAGCGCCGAGTTGATCTGGCCGTTGAGCTTCGCCACCTGCAGCGCCACCGGATTGTTTGGCAGGATGCCGCCCAGCGTGGCCACCTTCATCAACTCGCTGTTGGCGGATGCAACCAATGTCTGCGCACGGTCCCGCACGGCCGTCACCTTCTGCAGCACGTTGCTGAGCGTGGACTGCGCAGCGTTGGCAAAGCTGGACACGGTGTCGATGGCCGAGTTGGCCGAGTCGATCAAGCTGGATAGCTTGCTGTCTCCGATGGTGCTGGCCATGTCGGTCATGGCTGCGGCGTCGCTCTTGACCAGGCCATCGATACCGGTGCCTTCATCTGGCATCGTGTACTTGGACATATCGCTCGACACCTCGCACGAGATCTTGTACGGGATCTTGTAAGCGCGCTGGAAATCCGCGCGAAATTCGCGGATGACGACGATGTAGCAGATCTCGGACCACCGGAGTTCGAGTTTCGATCCGCGAGCGCGCAGGTCGTCCAGCTCGCGCGCACGCGCCACGGCGCTCTCGCCGAGCAACCAGCCGGACCATTCAACTGGGCCACAAAACGCGCCCATCGAATCGATCACGCGCGTGCCGCCCACCAGGTCATGCAGGGCGAGTTTCTGCGTTCCACCAAATGGGATGGTTTCGGGCACCTCCAGATCCTTGAACTGGAAGCTCCCGAGTTTGAGTGCAAAGTCGGGCATGGTTGATTAGATCGAAGATGGCATGGGATGCATACCGGTGTTGAAGTTGCTGGAACCCGTGAGTGGGCGCCCCAATTGGTTGTCGGCATGCTTCCACACCACCTGCCCGACAGAGCGGCCATCCATGGTCACATCGCCTTTGAGGTAGACGAACTTTGGCTCAGCGACCTTCACAACGGAGTTGGCCGGGGTGGCTCCTTGGCTGGATTGGCTGGACACTGGCGTGGTTGCCGTCAGCTTCTTGCCGGTGTCCCCGTGGAGCACGTCGTACAGGAAGGTACCGAGCGTCGCGCCCTTGACGCCGCTGACCCGTTCGACCAATGGGCTGATGACGTTGTCATTGACGTAGGTACCCAGTCGATAACCGCCGTAACCTGCTCCAATGACTGCACCGGCTGATCCAAGCATGCCCGCTGCCCGTGCGGCGAGAGGCGACCGCACCAACGTTCCAGCAGCGCTTAGCAGACCACGACCCAATCCACTACCAGCGCGGAGCACTGACATCGCTGTCCGCCCAACACCAGCCCCCAAACGCAGCGCGCCCCTCCCCAAGGACTTGGCGATATTGCTCAAGCCGCGTCCAACGCCGCCACCGCCCTTGCCTCTGCCGCCCGGCAAAGGCAACGAAAGCGTCGTGCTTGCCTTAGACAAAAAGGTCAGCCCCGTAGCCAGGGCCATGAGTGTCTTCGTTGTGCCTGGATTCTCCTGCGCCCACTTCGTGATGCCATCGAGCATGCTGTTGAACTTCTCCAACCCCGAAATCGCCAACGGCAAGATGTGTTCCCCAAGCGCGATATTGAGGTTCGTCTTCTTGGCTTCGTAGTCCTTCAGCTTGCCTTCCAGCCCTTCGTTTTCCTTTTCGTAGAGCTTGACGGTGCCCGGCCCATTCTTGGCGTTCTGCAAATACAGCCCCGCTCGGTCCTTCTCATGCTCGAGCTGCTGCAGGATGTTCTTCTCACCCTTCATGCCGAGCAGGCTGCCCAGCTTGGTGTTGAGGCTGTCTCCGCTAAAGCCGCTCTTCTTCAGCGCCGGCACGATCTCGTCCAGCAGGTACTGAAGCGGGTTGTTGGCGAAGTTCGCCGCGTTCGTCATACCCGTCGCATCCACACTGGTGATGCGCCCAGCCTTGTCGCGATGCACGGCCTTCGGGTCCAGCAGCTTGACGCGCTGCAGTTCGTGCGCGACGGTGGCGGACATGTTGCCTGCCGCCCAGCCCTGGAGCGTCGACATGGCATCCACGCTGGCCTTCGAGCCGCCGTTGGCTTGCATGAACTGCTTCAGCCCGAATGCTGCTGCTTCAGACGGCTTCAGCGCGCCAGACAGTTTGCCGCCCTGCATGGCCTCCAGATAGTCCTTCGGCAACACACCGCCGTTACTCGCCAATGCCGTGTTGACCAGCATGTCGAAGGTCTCTTCCACCTTCTTCACGTCGATCTTGCCGTCTTTGCCAATCACGCCGTCACGCATCTGCGCAGCCTTCAGCGCAGTCAGCGCCATGCTGTCGAGTTGCGCACCGTCCTTGACGCCGGTTGCCGCCCCAAACGCCGTTCTCGCCTGGGCCAGCAGCTTCGTGACGTCCTGCGCCTGGGCCGAGCTCTGCAGAATGGTCTGCGCCCCACCAAACAATTGCCCGACATCCGTGAGCGACATGCCTTTGACGTCAAGGCCTTTGAGGAATTTTTCGTTCGCCGCTGCAGCGCCTGGGTCGAAGCGGCTGATGCGCTCAAGCACCGCGTGGTACTTCGATGCGGCGTCCACCTGCTTGTCCCACATGTGGACGGCTTCGTTGCCGGCCTTGGCCAAGCCGCTGCCGAAGTCCATCAGCTTCTTGACCTTCTCCAGCGGCTTGGCCAAGGCC